AACAGACGATACAAGAATGGATCACAAAAGACGATATCAGTCCAAATCACGTCCAAGAATTGTGCGAGTATTTCGGTATTGAGGAAAGAACTTTGATGGGTGATCCGGAAGAACTTGCTGATTATAAGTTATATGATCGTGATAAGTATATCTGTACAGGGACTTTAAAAGAATTGAGCAGAATTACTGGAAAAGATAGCGCATTACTCAAATATTACATCCACTTAAACGAACAAGGACGAAATGCAGGACATCTAAAATTAGAAAGGGTAATCGAAGATGAAACGTAAAATCGACTGGCTAATCATCAACTTGGTATTGCTGGCAGGAGTTACATTGGTAATTACCATCAATCTCAACTCCAGATTGGTTGAACAAGAAAAAACAATCAAGGATATGCAGTGGACTGTCCAGGAACACGAATTGAGTATTCAAAGATTGGCGGAACAAAACACTGCACAAGAGGTAATCCTAAACAAATTAAATCGGGAATACCAAGCGCAGGAACGAAAAAAAGCAGAAGCAGTTAAGGAAGCCGCAGAAATAAATAATGTTGGAGGATAATAATGATCAACAATGTGACTCTTATTGGTCGATTAACCAGAGATGCAGAACTACGATACACACCAAGCAATATCGCAACAGCTCAATTCAATATTGCATGCAATCGAAATTTTAAAAATGCAAATGGCGAATATGATGCAGACTTCATCAACTGCGTGATGTGGAGAGAGCAAGCAGAAAGATTTTGTAATTGGACTAAAAAAGGAATGCTGGTTGGAATTACGGGAAGAATTCAGACTCGAAGCTATGAAGGAAATGACGGAAAACGTGTATATGTGACTGAAGTTGTTGCAGAGAACTTTCAAGTTTTGGAAAAGCGTGACAACACTGCCAACCAGAACAGCATGACCGAACAGATGCCACCTAACTATGCAAATCCGATGGATATTGATGAAAGTGATTTGCCATTCTAAAAAAACAAAAGGAGAAAACAATGAAAACTAACAAATTAACACTTTTGACAGTTGCGACTATTGCGACAGCTACATTTGGAATTAAGGGAGTAAATGCCGATGAGTCTGACCGAGGAAACATTACAGAAAATACAACAATTACAGTCGGAGCTGAAAACGCTCGAGCTGAAAAAGAAGGGACTATTCCTTCAGAAGTACGAACTGAACACGAAGATTCTCAAAGTGGAGAAGGAGATCCAACAGACACAGAAGCAACTAGAGGAGGAGATGGACTTCCGACAAATTTTGAAAAGAGCGGGAATGTGATCGAAGTCAAGAACCCAAAAGTGGTGATCAAACAACCAGAAGGAAATGGCAGATACACTCCGTTCAAAGTCAAGTATGAAGATGTAAAAATCCCAGATGATATTTCAGTGAATGAAGGTGACAAGGTGACCTTTGATTTACCAGAAGAAGTGAAGTTTCAGACCTCTTACGAGTTTGACGTGCATAACCCAGAAAAAGCAGTGGTGGGTAAAGCTACAGCAGATGCAACTACTAACAAAGTAACTACTGTATTTAATGACTACTTCAAGAACCATCCTCTAAACAAGAGCATGAACCTTGAACTAGATGCAAGTTGGACAGATAAAGTTGTGTCGGGCAAGCCAGTAACAGCCAATTTTAATGGTACTGTAGTGACAGTTAATGTTGGTAATGAGGGAGTTATTGGCAAGGATGAATTGATTGCTAAATGGGGAGAACAAGACAAAGAAGATCCTACTGTAATTAATTGGACGGCCCGTGTGAACTATGCCAAACGTGTGTTAAACTATGTGACCATCATTGATGAAATGAGCAATAATCAAAAGCTAGTTGATAATTACTTTGAAATCAAGAATATTGAGAGTTTGAATCCTTGGGTTGACAAAGGATCAGCAATGGATCTTGTAAAATCTATCAGCAAGTCAGATCATGGTTTTGAGATCAAAATGGATCGTTTGGATCACATGATCTATCTGTATTACAAGACTAAACTTGTAAATGCAGTCAAAGACTCAACTAATCCAACTAACAAGATCGAACTGAAAGCTGAAAATGATGGTGCCGTTTCATACCAAAAGATCCAGCTTGTTGGTGGTAAAGGTGATGCAGTTGGTGAAGATAAACCGGCGCCAACCTTTGAAATTCCAAAGGAATCGCCTAAAGTCGAAGTTCCAGAGTTTGAAGGTGGTATTCCGGGAATTCCAGAAGTGAGAGAAAAACCGGAATACACAGAACCAATTGGAACTGTACCGAATGACTCGCCGGTTTTGGACAAACCAGAATGGCACGGTAGCACGGTTCCATTCGATGCACCACAGATTGACAAGCCAGAATGGTCTGGTGGAGTCGTACCGTTTGATGCTCCGATTTTGGAAAAACCAGAGCTTGAAATTCCAGGAGAGCCAGTGAAACCAAGTCAGGATCCAAAAGAAGAACAACCTCAACCAAAACCAGAGCCAAAGCAAGACAAGCCAAACACACCAGCTCCTAAAACTAAAACTAAAAAGGAAACAGTGGAAGTTGTCAACCAGGACGAATTTAAACAAGACGAACCTATTGAAACATATAGCGCCCCAGCAGTATTGCCTGCGACTGGATCAGATCTTGGATTGTCACTTGTAGCATTTGGCATCTCAGTAGCTACTCTGGCATTCACTTTGAAGAAAAAGAAAAAGTAATGTGAGGGGGATATTCCCCCTTGATTTTGAAAAAAGGAGTTAAAGAATGAATAAGCAGGAATTGATTAAGAAGTATGAAAACGAATGGAAAGAGCACAGTCTCTTTAATGAAACCGCATCCTATGCTTTAATGGTAAAATCCTTTTTAGACCAGCTAAAGAAAATGGACGAACCGCAGAAAGTCACGATACCGCAGTTTGTGGCGGATTGGATTGAACAGAGAAAAGATGAAGGCTGGAAACTGTCTCAAATGTTTTTACAAGCTAATCTGGAAGAAAAATACGGAAGATGGATTATAGATAACCAAGAAACATTTGCCCGTGCTTGGCTTGACGGCTACACAGTCGAGAAAGAAAAGCGGTATACAGTAAAGATAAAAGGAAAGATTGAAGAAAACCTTTTAGTTTACGGTTGGGGTATAAAAAGATATTTTTTCGCAAGAGCTTACAACGACAGCTCAAGACGAGGGGAACACACCCACAAAGAGCTTGAAGAGGCTGGATTTGGGGAAGTGTTCAATAGTCCGTTGTTTGAAGTTGAGGAGGTGGAAGGATGAAAAAGCAGGAATTAATTAAAAAGTACGAGGATCTTTTTGAAAAGCTTTATGCTTTTCCAATCGTTACGATCAACGGAGTTATAGAAGACTTAAAACAACTAGATGAACCACAGAAAGTAATGATCCCACGGTTTATTGCTGACTGGATCGTGCAAGCAAAAGAGGACGGGTATAACATCGCTGGTGCGATCAACGAAGCACCAAGAGGTGCGGTTGACGATTGGCTTGAGTTAGAAAACGTAGATATCTTTGCAGAAGCTTGGATCAATGGTTATACAATCGAGAAAGAGAAGCGGTACACGGTTAAGATAAAGGCTATTCTTGGTCAATATTTGGAAAGATATTACCTAAACAATGAAGTATTGACACCTCAATTCAAAAGAACGCAACCTACAGGAAGGGATGAGCTTCCTACTTTCACCCGTAAAGAGCTAGAACAAGCCGGGTTTGGCTGGGTGTTTGATTGTCTGGGGATTGAGATTGAGGAAGTGGAATAAATGACGGAAACTAAAATACTTGATGCATGTTGTGGAAGCCGTATGTTTTGGTTTGATAAAAACGAAAGCCATACAACTTTCATGGACATAAGAAAAGAAAAGTTTGAAATCCATGGTAAAAAAGTTAATGTAGATCCTGATGTTATCGGCGATTTTCGTGATATGCCATTTGAAAATAATACTTTTAATTTGGTTGTTTTTGATCCGCCTCATTTAAAATGGGCTGGTCAAAATTCGATAATGAGAGCATAGTATGGTCAACTTGATAAAAAGACTTGGTCTGAAGATTTGGCTAAAGGCTTTGAAGAGTGCATGCGGGTCTTAAAAACAGGGGGAACCTTAATTTTCAAATGGTCAGATTGCCAGGTAAATGTAAAAGAAATACTAAAGGTCATTCCATTTACCCCTTTGTTCGGGCAGCAAAGAGGGACAACCCACTGGATGACATTTGTAAAGTTTGAAGAGGCGAATTGATGGAAGAAATTATTATGGCTTCATTGCCAAATAAAGAATTAAATCGTTTGATTAAAATTGAAATTGCTGTTGAGAACTTAATTGAAAACGGAGTTCTTGATGAAGATGTATTTAACCAATACTTGAACGAAGCATAAGTAGAGGAGTTAGAAGGATGATTCCAGACAACCAATTTATTAGAGAACTTATTGAAGATGAAGATATTATCTTCAATAAAGACAGTGAATATCACAAGCAGAAGAAAAAAGAAAAGAAGAATCCTATTTTCAAAAGAAATAAACCAAAGAAATTTCGAGGAGGTGCGAGATGATACCAAGATTTAGAGGATTATCCATTGATGAAAACAGCAAAGGAGAATGGCAAT